ACAAGCCGATCGACAAAGCCCAACATCAAGTAGTCGGTGACTTCAATATAAAGATCGATCTTACTTAGCTCTCGGTGGTGTCGGTTGAGCCAGACCCTCAACTCCGACACGACGCCGATCTCTTCGAGATGCCTAGCCCAACGGCGTCTTAACTTAGTTCTTCGAACAAATGATTTACTTGGTTGTTGCATTGGGTTGTTATTAGATAAACAAAGAATGGTTCTCTGCATAGTCTAACTATGAAATCTAATTGGTTCGCTTGAGCTATGAATGGCTCCGCTCACCAATGAATTGATATCCCCACCGTCCCACCCTATCGTAGAG